GTAACAACCGAGTGCATACCCTTGTGCAAGTTCATCTCACCCGTGACAATCTCTGGTACTAGAGAATTGCCAGTAAAGGAGTGCAGTTTATTGCCAACTGCCGCGCCGAAGAAGAACTCACCACCGCGCAAAGATGGGCTGTCTAGCTGAATGGACAGAGCGTCCACAGTAGCCGCCAAGCTGTCCAAATCGTCAACCGTATAGCCTGACGTAAATAGCGGGGCTACAAGGTCGGTAGTTATCCTAACAAGTGACCAGCGGTTCAGGCTGTAGTTGTAAATCAGCAGGCTATCTGGAACGCCAGCCGCACTTGCCTGTGATGGGTATGACCAAACAGCTATCTGGTTCAACGGGTCAACGCTTGCAGATACTTCGTTCCTGTAAGAGCTATTAAAGTCAGCCTCAAAGAACTTATCTACCTTCTCGTTGCCAATAGGCGTGGACTTCTGACCGTCAAACACATGGAAGCCATTATCGGCTAGGTAGAATGTCATGTGACCATAGTTACAAACAGTGCCAGCCAACCGACAGCCGCGAACATTCTCAACCCTGTCGAACTGAAACACCAGCGGCAGGCCTGTATAGGTGGCGCGGAAGATAGCTCTCTCGCAAAGAATGGTAGCGTATTCGCCGCCAACTAAGCCAGTAATCTGACCTGCATCTGGCAAGTCCTGAAAGTCCGACTGGTCTGTTCCGGCAGTCCAGCTATCATAATCGCTAAAGCCTGACCACTTTACCCGCATTGGCTTCCGGCCTGAGCCTTCATCTATATTAGCCGTCCACACGAAGTCCCGCACCACAGCAAGAAAGTCTGCCTTCGGAGCATTAGGGACATCCGCCCAAGCTGAAGATGAATTTACATCCCAATACTGCAATGTCTCTCCGACACCGCCTGCGGCAATAGCCGTATCGCCAAACTGCACAAACCGCCAATGTTCCGCACCTGTTAGCGAATAACCGCCAGCCTTGCTAACGTCATCCAGATTGTTTGTGCCTGTGTTGTACTTGTACAGCTTGCCACTATCACCCGCAAACAGCGTCACATCGCCATCATCATCCTTTACGGCGAAGATGCCGCGAATGGTATTATCTGCGGCGTTGCTAATAGCTACAGTGTCCCGAAACCTGCGATATCCAGATGCCGCTGGTATTACGTTGGTAGCTGTAATCAAGCCCTGATTCATGTGGTCTGGCTGGTCAGGTAGCCACTCTCCGAAAGGTATCATACGTTCACCCATGTTCCCGTGGTTACTGAAACGTCAGTCCACACTTCATTGCCCAATGTTACGTCCGTCCATATTTCTGTGCCTATAGGTACTGGTGTCCAATCGTCACCAATCACCTTCATGGCAACAGTTGGCGTTATTGCTACTAACGCTGACATCTGCGCCTTGTACTGCGCTGTAAACGGCGCTGAGGTAGTTACTGCCGCCGTTACGGCAGATGCACCAGCGAATGTAGCGTTGACGCTCAGTGCGCCTGTAATCGCCGCAGGGGCGGTTGCCTCTACCTGCCTAAATATTGTAGGCGTGGCAGTGGCGGTATTCGCAATGTTGACCAGCGCCTCAAACGGCTTGACCTTGGCAAACAAAGCGACAGCCGTATTAACAGCCGTCACAGATGCCGCAATCTCCATAATTTTGCCAGACGCGGATGTAGCGGTAGCCGCAACCGACACAGAAGCCTGCGCTGAGTGCAGGGTGTCAACCGTCAGAGATGCAGATGCAGTTAAAGCCGCGCTCACTGAAGAGGCGGCTTCGTGCATTACGAGGTTGTTTAAATCGTCTACAGTGCCATAGGCATTTAGACTATCAACCGTACCCCAAGCATCTAACTGGTCAACCTTTGCCATTGCCTGCCCTATGCGGCTGTGATGTCCATATCGCCTGCGGCAATACGAAGAATATCACCCGTTGCCACTGTCTTGCTTGCTGTCAGTGCGCCGTGAATAAGTAGGTTGCCGCTTGTGCTGGCATCAAATAAACCGAAGTGGCTAACAGTACCCCATGAGCCTGTTGCCGCTGGAAAGTCTACCGCACCGCTATTATCTGCTGTGCCGCTACTTGCCGCATTAAAGGCAATGCTCTGACGGGCGTACCCTGAGCCGGAAAGCTCTGTGCCGGAGTTGTCATCGTTAAATGAACCCGTGGACAGGCCAACGTAAACTGTTGTCGGCATGGTGTAAGCACCAGTGCCTAAAATGTGGTCTAGAATCTCGTTCTCTAAATAGTCACTCATAGCTGACATGATTATCTCTCCGCTTGTGCGTTTGCTTGTGAATAGGCTGATTTAATTTGCAGAGAACCTGTACCGTAATGACTTCTCTGTTCGTCCACCTTTATCTCTTCAAGGATGCGAGTGAATTTCTGGTCATACTGTGCGGCTCTTGCCTCGTCCAAAAGGTAGGCGTAACCCTCTGCCAGCGCACCGTACAAATACAAATCTGGGCTTCTGGTAAACAGTATTGGTGTGGTGGTATTGCTAATGTTTGGCAGTGAGCCAATGTAAACAATTTCCTGAGTATAGGCCGCATCTGGTATTGGGCGCATTTTCAGTTCTAGCCCGACAATGCTGTAACCCTCCGGCATACCCTCTCCGTTTGAGGAGTACATACTATCCAGAGCAGACGGGCTATAATATGTAAGCACCCGTGTCGGTGATGCGTTTATTTTTACTTCGCGCACTTCGCGGAAATCATTGGGCAACAAGATATACTCATCGCCAGCAACCAGCGTGGCCTGAGAACGCTTTTCCTGTTCGCGTGTCTCTAGCTCACGGCTCATGCGTGATTCAGCCATTGTGATAAAATCAGGTATTTGGCTGGTTAAGTCAGACCGAGCCATGAAATTGGCAACGGCTGTTTTAAGTTCCGCGTAATTTGCAATACTCATAAGTGACCGCCGCCTGTTCTGAATACTCTGTTTTCGTTATTGTTCAGCCACTGCTTCCAAGCCTTCGGGTTATCAGCAGGCTTGCCGAACTTCTGCACAAGCTCATTATACAGCACATTAGGTATTTCCGCCACATGGCTCATGTGCTTCTGTGTGCCTGTCATTTGCCCATAGCGCCAATCGTCAGCCATGTGCTTGTTAATCTTTAGCAAGTTGTCAAACTGCTGGGTTTGCTCAATAACAGTATCGCCATGTCTGCCCTGCTTCATCTTGACCTGAGTGCCAGCAAGCGGGTCTGTCTTTAATATTCTGTCCATAGTTCCTCCTGAAAGGTGAGAGGGGCAGTTTCCCGCCCCTCTCTTTATTAGCTAGCTTACGAACCGTTTAGGTCGAAGATACCAGCGTGTGCTTTTGGTGCTTGCACCTTTAGTGACCATTCAGTGATTAACTGCATTTTCTCTGCGTCACCTGTTGCCGCGATTTCCTTCTCAGCGAAGTTACGGCCTGACAGTGTGCAAAGTGATGCAAAATCTGGGTCAATCAAGAAGATGCGGTCATTGCCCATGAAGCGTGATGGAGCAACGTCCAGTGTGCCAAAGTCTGTTAGGAAAACAGAAGTTGAACCCACATAGGTTGTTGCCTTAGCCGCTGTCATGTTGACATCGTTGCTTACCAGATTGCCAGAAGCTGACAGGTCTGAGAAGTTAGCACGGTTGGTCGCAGATGCGATTAGCATCTTTGGATTACCGCCGTCTGACCATGCGTCTTGCATCCCATCTTCGATAAGGGCAAGTGTAAGCGCACGGGCAGTACCCGCTGTGATGACATCTGTGCCATCGCCTGTTGCGAAAGCACCAGAGCCTGCGCCAACTGAACCGTTTGTCATCCAGCATGAAAGTGATGCTGACTTACGCGGGTCTGATGCGTCACGGGCTACGTCTGTGTCACCGATTGACTTTTCGATGTCACGGCGTAGTTCCAATGATTTTAAAACGCGCTGGTAAGCCAGTTCACGGTCACGGCCTGCTTTATCAACCGATTCAAGTGTCCCAGATACAGCCACGTCTTTCACGCTTATCTGATGGTAGTTACCAAAACGTGCAGTCGCTGTTGGAGTTGCAAATGTAGCATTTGCCCCTTCATTGACGTAGTTAGTGCCGGATGCGGCGGCTAACTCTTGCACCTGCCACTCAGTAAAGATACCGTTTGAGGTTTCTTTCTTCAGAGCAGAAAAGATTGGTGTTTCATCTGGGTCGATGCGGTAAATCACATCGGCAAGGTCTTCGCGCTCACCGACTGCGGTTTGGGTGGTATGTGTAGCCATTTTTTAGATTCCTTCTATTAGCTAGTTGCCCATTAAGTAATTGACAGCCGCATCTACAGAACGCTCGTTATTGAGCTTGCTGAGAGACTTCTGCCTTTGACGGCTTGCCACTTGAGCCTTTGTCTTAGGTTGCCCTGCCTTCGCCATCTTCGGAGCTTTGCTTGCTTTCTTCTTCGCGGCGGGTTTCTTCGACTGAAGATTATCCCATTGCCACGCCTTATAAAGCAATTCTATAGCCCGTGCGTCAGACGCATTAGCTATTTCTTGCGGCGAAAATCCTACACTCTGTTGAGCGTATTTGATGACCTGTTCACGCTCACTTGTGCGCTTATCTTCATCACGCCACTGAGGGATGCGGTTAAGCATTTCTTCCCTCTGTGCGGCTAGATGCTGTTGCATCTGAGCCTGTTGCTCCTGAGCCTGCTGTTGAGCGATTACCTGTCTCTCTGCCTCCACCTGACGCGCCTGTTCTTTTTGCTGGTCAAGTTTTGTCTTGTACAGGAACAACTCCTCAGCCGAATACTCTTTTGACAAAGCATCCCAGTCAGGTTCAGCATCGCTGAGTGTCTGCTGGTTGTACTGAGACAACTGTTCAAGTTGCTGTGCGTAGGCATCCCTCATCTGAGCCACTTGTTGCGCTTCAGCTTCAAACGCTTTTCGTTGCTCTGCAAGTTCTTGACTACGCTTGGTGTATGCCTGCTGGCGCTGGTATCCGTTCAGAAGCTCGTCTTGCGTGACCTCATATTCCTCGCCGTCTACTTTGACGGTATAAATATCAGGTTGCTCAACCTCTTCCTCTTCTTCTGCCTCGTCAACTTCATACTCACCTTCTTCATCATCCTCGACATATTCAACCTCTTCGGCTTCCTCTGTCTCGGCCTCTGCTTCCAGTGTCGGAGCTTCGGCTTCTGCCTCTTCTCCTAGCCGCCCATCACTTACCTTGTCCTCTTCAGGGGGTGTTGCTAATAGGCTGTTCATTGCTTCATCAATCGAAATTGCGCCAGTCTCTTGCGAGTTATTGGACATATCTATTACCTTTTCTCAAATTTTATACGGTTTTGCAACTCATCTAGTTGCGCTTTCGCCAGTTTGCCATCCGTGACCACCCCTTCGAGATATCCTCTGAGGGCTGACAAGTTCTGACATAACATATACA